GCATGTGCTCGACCACGATATCGGGCATGTAGTACAGGCAGCCGACCTCGTCACCGAGGACCCGCCACGTGTTGTCGAGGTAGAGGTGCTTGGCGCCCGGCAGGGCCATCCAGCCGAGGGTAGTGACGATCTCGGTCGACATGACGATCTGAGTCGGGATGTCACCATCAGGCCGGACCAGATCGTTGCCGTAGACCATGCCGCCACCGCGCTCCATCAGGAGGTCGGTGAAATAGGTGTCCCAGCCGTCGGTCCGGAAGCGGTGATCGTCGCCGATGAAGCCGACGAACCGAGGGCTGAGATTGTCGATGGCCCACCGCACCCCGTGATTGAGCGCGGTGGCCATGTTCCCCGGCGGTGGCAGATGGATGGTTGGGATGTCGAGGGCGAGGTACTCGTCCAGCTTCGCGTCATCATCGTCCACGACGAAGAGGATCTCCGAGGTGGCAAGACGCTTGGTCGAGGCGAATGCCTCATGTGCCTCCCGGGCCGCTTGGGGACGGCCACGGGTGGGACACAACACCACGAGGTCTGACATGGTCAGGTGATCGTCTTGAGGGCCGGGAGGACGATGTTCTGGAACAGGAACACCGCCACGATGGCGATGATGATCAAGGCGGCGCCCCAGATGAGCAGGCCGCCGACAGTGCTAGGGAGCTGCATCCTTTCCCTCCTTCTCGGCATCGAACTGCGCGTCGTTCGATGCCTTCACGGACGCCCACGCCTTCTCGTCCGTCTCCAGCCCTTGGGGGGCGTCGTTGGACTCGCGCACGGCTTCCTTGGCCTGCTCGTCCGAACCGAGCGGCGGATCCTCGTCCGTCATCTTAGGTCTCGTCGTAGCTGTAGTTGACCGTCTCCTGCGTCCAGTTGCCGGGGCCAGCTGTCGAGTCGACCGCGAGCTGGAAGACGCTGTACTGCGTCGTCGCGTTCGTGGCCGAGTAGCTGTTGGTGTCCCAGTTGCCCTTGTTGCCGGACGTGAAGTTGTTGAACGTGGTGTTGGCGATCGTGGACACCGTCGCGACCGGCGTGACACCCGTGATCCTCTGGCCGGTCCAGAACAGGGTGGTCGACGTCATCACGGCGCCGTCGCCCCAGATCTTGAACGCCGTCACGCCATTGGCGGGCGCGGTGTCGAGCTTCAGCTTGAGCCACTTCTCGTAGCTCTGGGTGCCCACGGTGAGTGGGTTCGCCTGACGGTTGGCGAGCGAGTTCGTGGCGTTGTCGGCGCTTTCGAGGTCGACTCCGGTGACAACCGCGGACTCGGTCCCGGCAGCTGACCCGGTGTAAACGCGGACAGACAGTGAGGCTGCCATCAGTTCTCCTTCTTGCCCGAGCTGGGCGGCTTACTGCCCGTTGGCTCGGGCTTCTCCTTGGACTCCATGACCTCCCTCGCGGTCGGCACATCGGAGAGGATGACAACGCCCGTCGGCGTCACGACCATCGGGAGGTCGAAGATCGGCCCCCACGGCTCCAGACCGTCCTTCTTCCGCAGCTCGTTGACGACGCGCGTCGGCATCCCGGCGGTCTGGACTTGCTGGACCTTCGCCTTGGTCTGGGACTCGGCGAGGTTCAGGTTGGTGAAGGTGAACTTGAGGTTGTTCTCAGGCCCACCGAAGTTGTCATCCCAGACGATCTCACGCGTGAAGTAGTCGGCGATGAGGCCGAACGTCGGCCGAACGCCGCGGTCCTCGGTGTTCTCCTGAAGGACGTCGCCGGTCGCGCGGTTGATGTTGGTCGCGGCGTTGAGGTCCAGCTCGCTGAGGCCGAACACGAGCGCCGTCTTGCGGAGCAGGTAGTTCTGCCACTCGATGAACTGCATGTCGCGGTTCGAGTTGCCCGCCCCGCGGAACGGCAGGAACTTCGCCCCGCGCGAGCCGCCGAGGATGGCCATGGCGCCCTTGCCCGCGATCTCCGCCAGCCAGTACGCCTTGAACTTCTCGACCTGATCCGGCCGGACGCCCTCGCCGAGATCGATCATCCCATCTGGCGCCGCCGAGGTGACCTGCCGCGCGTTGTACGCCGAGCCGCCCAGCTCGGCATCGATGGTCAGCTTCAGGACCTCCATCGAGGACAGGCCGACCACCCGGTACGTCGCCGGGCGCGACATGATGTAGGTGAAGTCGTTGTTCTTCCAGTTGGCGACCGGACGCCCGGCGCCCTCCGGGTACCACCAGTAGCGGGCCTCATCGGGCTCGCCGTCCCAATACTTGCTGACCTTGACTTCGCCGCCATCGACGTAGCTCAGCTCGGCGATCTGGCCGCGCAGGTTGCGGACCAGCTCGATCGACCCGGCGTCGAGAACGAGGACGTCTTCGAGGACTGGTTCGAGGAAGCTCCGGAAGCTGTTGAGCCGCGGGTTCGGCGTATCGAACAGGCGCTTGATCTGGGCCTTCAGCGGCTGGCTATACGGAAGGTCGGGGTCGGCTGGCACGATGTCCCACTCGGCGACCGCGACCTGCCCACGCCGGATGTCGATGGCGCCCCGGACCAGCTCCGAGTGCTCGGCCCAGTTTCGGAACAGCCTGACATTGACCTTGCCCTGACGCCCGGCGTCATTAGGCGCGATCGCCGCCTGCGCCGGGACGCGCTGCTCGCGTGCCTCACGCCGTCCAGCGGCCCGCTCGATCGCGGCATCGATTGCTTCGAGGACGATCCCCATCAACGGCCTCCACGGAAGTGGCTCTGGATCACGCGGTCCTGAGCCGCGTTGATGTGGTCGCTCGCCATCTTCCAGTTGGCCTCATCGACCGCCTGCTGATAGGTCATCGTGTGCGTCTTGAGGGTGGCCATCAGGTCGGCCAGATGCGCCGGGATGAGCCGCTTGCCGTCGCGGAACTCGACTTCACGGTGGCTGTCCATTCAGTTTCTCCTCGCCGACGTGAAGCTGAAGTTCCCTCCAGCGAGATCCATCGCGAACCCGAGCGCATCGACCATGTCGTCATGGCCCTTGGGGAAGGTGAGCAGCTCGACCTCGAAGTCGGAACCTTCGAGTGACTCGTGGTGCCACACCTTGTGGCCCTCGTACTTGGCCGCGACCGCCCGCGCTCGCGTGACCTTGTCGGTGTCGGTCTGCTTGCCCTCGATCGGGATCCGCGGGTAGTCCTTCATGACCTCTTGGACGAGAGTCGACTGGAACGCGTTCTTCTCGGTCAGGACGATCGAGATGTTCTGGTGGGCCATGAAGCCGTCGTTGACGAAGGCAGCGTGGCCGGTCTCTCTGCGGTCCCGGTAGACCGCGAGCACGTAGTAGTTGCCGTCCTGATCCTCGGCGACAGTGACGCGGGCCGTGTAGTCGGCCGTCTGTTTCTCCGACGACGCGAGGTCGATCCCCATCCGGACCGTGTAGTGCTTGCCCGGGTCGAGCGCGCTGTAGTGCTGGATGTTCCGACCGAGGAAGACGTTGCCCTCCATGAGGCCGGTGATGTCATTGAGGTAGGCGCAGAAGAAGAACGCCGAGCCCATCTCGAACTTGGTCTGATCGAGCTTGGCGAGCGACCAATAGTCCCACAACGGCACCCGCTCACCGTCGCCGTGCTCCTCGATGTACGCCGGGTTCTTCAGGTACTCCGGCATCTCGGGATCGCCGATCTCGTAGAGCGCCTTCCGGAGCATGAGCTTCCAGCCCTTACCGCCCTTCTCGGGCGGGTCGGTGAGCTTCTGGTAGATGTCGTCCTCGGCCCAGCGGGTGCCGAGCACGATCACGACCCCGTTGGGTGCCAGTGTCGGGAACAGGGTCTTCCAGAACCATTCCTCGACCGCGGCGCGCTGCTCCGGTGTCTTCGAGTTCTCCTCATCGAGGATGTCGTCGCAGAGGATGACGTCGAACCGCTTCGAGGCGATCTGGCCGCCAGCGCCCTGCGCGAACAAGTTGGCGAAGTTCGAGCCGAGCCACCGGCTGTTCTCAAGAAGCCACTGACTGTCGGTCCACTTGGTGATGGATGGCCGGACATCAGGGAAGATGTCCCGGAAGCGCTCGTTGGACTCGATCGTCCAGCGGATCGCCCGGCTGAAGTCCTTGGCGTGGTCCGACGTCTTCGACATCAGGCCGATACGTAGGTGCGGGAACTGGGCGATCAGCCAGCCGACGGTGACCGTGTCGCCCCACGTGGTCTTGGCCGACCCGCGCGGCTCCTCGAAGACGACGTGCTCAGCCTCGTCGGTACCCGCCTTGCTGACGGCGTTGAGGATGGCTCCGACCAACTCGCGATGGTGTGGCGACGGCTTGTAGCCGTAGACGTACTCGCCGTACGCGAGACAGCCTTCGAGAGTCTTCCTCTTAGCCAGTGCCCTCAAGGACGACAAGCGGACCGCGTCCCACTGCGACCGTTGAAGATCCGCGGTCTCCAGCCAAGTCTGCAAGTTCGCGAAGTAGCTCGGCCGGGGCTCCGTCGAGGAGGCCGTCGAAGGTGAAGCTGTGGCTGTCAACGCTGCGACTCTCCGTTCGGTGTGGTGTCGAGCCCGACAGCAGGAGGAACTTGTCGATCATACCCATGAGATCGCGGGCCGAGACCTGCTGCGGACCGAACGTCCCGTCCGCGTTGATACCCACGTCGTTGATGAACCGCCGGACGGCATGGCGCACCGCCAGCAGCAGCTCCTCGTGGATGTCGGCGACGAGCTTCAGACGAGCACCGACGAGCGCGCCGACCTCGCCCTCGGCGAGCTTCGTCTGGAACTTCTCGCGCAGACCGTCCCAGTCCTCGTCGTTCTTCTTCTGGTTGACCGTCGACCAGCTCTTGATCTCGTGCGTCCGGCACAGCTCGCGGATCGAGAGGCCGGGGGTCGAGACGTATTCCTGCCGGAGAGCGACGTAATCGTGCTGGACTCTCATCGTGACTCCAAGAAGCTCTCCGCGATCGTCTGTATCGCCTGTGCGTCGGTCGCCCTGTCATCTTCCCGACACAGCTGGATCGCCTTGTCGAGAGCCTCGGCGGCATCTGGCGGGAGACGATAGACGCGCTCGACCCAGCGCTCAACGGTGCCGCTGCTGCTGGGCTTGGCATTGAACCGCGGGTTATTCCAGTCGACCTTCGGCAGCTCAGCCAGCTCGCCGATCCTGTCCGCACTGAAGGGCAGGACCGCCGCGAGTGCGGACAGTGGCTTGACAGTGACGAGGTCGGTCAGCAGCGCGCCCATCTTCTTCGGGTCGAACGTGCCGCGAGTCTCGTTGAGGACGATGGTCAACTGCTGGGCGACCTCATCGGTGACGACGCCGAGATTGGTGACCGGCAGGGTCTTCAATCCACCGTGGCGCTCCCAGCCTCCGCCCTTCTTGGCCCTGACGCAGTTGCCATGCTCCTGCGCCGCCTTCCAGCGGTGCTCGCCGTCGATGATCTGGTAGTAGATCCCGGCGCCCCAGCCTCCGGCCTTCTCCCTAATCTCGGTCCGGACCGTGACCGGGTCAACGAAGCCGAACTCGTGGATCGACTCGATCGCCTTGCCGTACATCTCCGGGTCCATGGCGTTCGGGTTCCATGGGTTCGGAGCCATCCGGTCGATGTCGACCCACTCGAACGTCGGCTCAGGCACGGCGCGAGATCACCGCAGAGGAGTTCTCGTCGGCCCAGACCCGGACGCAGGAGATGCCTCGATGGTTGAGGGCGAGTCGCTCGTGAAGAGCGAGAGCGACTCCTGCTTGGGTAGGGTGACTGGCGGGGAGCATGTCGTTGATGTGCTCTCGATCGAGTTCAGCGGCGAACTGTTCGACGGCGGCAGCCAGCTCCGGGAGGCCCAGTAGCTCTCCCGTCGCCGGATCCTGACCGACATCGACAGAAACCTCGACGCGCCACCGATGGCCATGCATCCTCCCACACCGAGGGTGACCCTTGACGATGTGCGACGCGCTGAATGACGCCGCCGCGCTGCCGGTGAACTCCATGATCCCTCCGCCCGAAAGAAGAGACGGACCGACCATAGATAGGTCGGCCCGTCCGTTCGGGTTGCCCGGTAAGTGCGAAGCCCACGAAACGCACACCGGGCTGTCGCTGTGCGGTTGTCCAGCGGACTATAGCAGGCGGCGACGCGCCTACAAGGGTCAGATGTTCTCGGCGGCCTCGATCAGGCGCGCCAACGCAACCCGCCGTTCACTGGGATCGCTCTTGTCCTTGTTCTTCTTCCAGTTCAAGGCCGCGGCAAGGAGATCGTTCTCGGCGCTCGTCCGCGTCCTCCCGATAGGGGTGACGATGGTCGGGCGTCCCTTCTCCATCGAGACAACGCGGCCGATGACCATCTTGCTCACGTCTTCTCCGGCGCTCGCTTCTCGGGTGTCCAGATGCCGAGGACCTCCGGTCCCTTACCCTCGCGGCTCACCGCCCGGATCACCCTGACTGGCTCGGTCAGCGTCGGGAACCGGTCCCGGAACTGGCGCACCCCCATCATCTCCAGCTTCTTGATCGGCGTCGACATCTGTTCCCTCCTGAAACGGGATCTTCGACACGTCAACCCACTTCTGGTTGGCGTTGTCGTATCGGTACTCGAACTTGATCTGATCCATCCGGGCCTGCACGGTGGTGCCGTCCTCAAGACAAAGGACCGCGACCACCTCGTCCTCGGACTCGATCGTCTCGTATCGGATGGTGACGACAGCCCACGCAATGAGGAGCGCCTTGTCGCCGGTCGGCAGGTATTCGACTGGGGCGCGGTCGATGCTCTCGAACACGCTCACTTCTTCGTCGGTGGGTCGATCGTCCCACGAACGAACTGGGGGTCTGTCTTCTGGGGAGGCTCCTCCTTCGACTTCGTCTTGTCCGGGATCGGCGGCTTCTTCGTCTTGTCCATGCGGACCTCCTGAAAGGGCGGAGGGGCTGCGTGATATGAAACGCAGCCCCTCCGCGAACCCCATTGCTTACCGATCGGGGGGACGACCAGTAGGCTCCACGATGGTACCAGCCTGTGCAACCCCCTGTCCGTTCCTGCGGGCAGTGAGTTCCAGTTGACGGGCACAGTCGTAGAGTGCTTCCCAGACGGTGTCCGCGGTCGCCTCGGCGATCATCTCGTAGCCTGCCTCGAAGATCTCGTGGACCTTGAGATGGTACGAGGGATGGACGACAGCCTGACCCTCGTAGTTGGCGAAGACTATCTTGGTCGTCTTGAGCCGGACGACGTCGTTGACGTCGAAGTACAGCTCGGCATGGCTCAGGCCGGGGACCTTCTCGCCGCCGACCCAGACCTCGACGCTCCTCCCGCTCGGGCCGCCGACGACCCGAACATCCTCGAAGCTAGTTGAGCGAGCCATCGCTCCCCCTTTCATGGACAGCCGAGTCGAACCCGCAGCGCTTGCAGGTCCGGGCCAGATGGGCGAGGACCTCGGGCACGTACTGCGGGCACGGCTTGCCGGTGTGGTTGCCAATAGCGCACGGTCGACAGAGCACGTGCTTCTTCTCGATCTCGGCGCCACAGACGATCAGGCACTGGCCCTTGTCCGCGACAATGATCGGGTTGCGCCCCGAGCTGGCGCATTCGCAGAGGTTCTCGGCTACCGCTGCCACGGGCACGAGGCCGAGAGATGGAACGAAGCACTCTCGTCGCTCGGCTGCGGGTTGGTGTACTCCTGCACGTCGAGGTGCTTGGTCTGATCGCCGTCGCTGTCCCAGACGACGAGGTTGACGACGCTGTCGATGGCGCCCTGCTTGACGACCTTGACCACGAGCGCGGTCTGGCAGCTGTCGTTGCCGGGGTTGAAGTAGTGGCCGAGTCGGACGAGGTTCATGGCTTTGTCCCTCCGGGTGGTTCCGATGACGATGGTCGGTTGGGTCGGATCAGAATGGCGGGTGGTGAAGGCGATGGACATCAGGCCGCACGTCCTCAACGTCTCACCGGGCTCGATCTTGTCGGCGATCACTCCGATCGCCAGCTTCCATGGGGTCTCACGATCTTCCGGGATCAAGCCCTCCTTCAGGTAACCGCTGACGACGATGGTCCCGTCCGGCAGACGAGAGATCTTCCCGGACCCGAGCATGTCGTCCGGGACGTTGTAGTTGAAGTCGCGCCAGATCGGGTACTCCTCAAGCGGATCGAACTTCACGCCGTCGGGGTCGATCAGCGGCTTGTCCCGATCTCCCTGCTGGTCGAGCGGCTTCAAGAGGACACCGACGAAGCCCTGCTTCATGCTGGCACCGAGTCGGACTTCATCCCGCCGACGATCCGGCCGGACATCGGCCGCCCGCAGTGGATCTCGATGTGGTGAACAAGCGGGACGACTGTCCACGTCGCTTCGCGAGCCCACGGACAACGCAGCATCTCCGCCCCGTCGTTGAGCTTCGCCCATTGAAGGTAGGCGCCGCAGTCGTCGCAAACCCAGCCCTCCCGGCCGTCACGAACCTCGTTCATCTATTCCCTCCTGCTCCGTGAGGATGGCGAGGCACTGTTCTGCAGCGGCTCGTGCAGCCATTCGACCGGGGTCGAATGGGCCTCTGCCGATAGCCGGACCAAAGTGCGGCCACTCTTGGTCAGAGAGCCAGCCCCGCACCCGTTCCGCCGCCTCTCGCAGCGCGTCTGCGCGGCCCTTGGCGTAAGCCTCTGCTTCGGACCATCCCTGCTGCTCGCGGGCTTCGGCTTCGATGGCGAGGCGGTGACGGGCGATGGTCTCGGCGCCAGAAGGCAGGAGCCCGACAGGCTCGTGAGAGAGCGACGTGTGCTGTAGGTCCGCCCACAGCGCATCCCATGCCGCATCCAGTCCCGCCTCGGTCGCGGGGGTCTTGTCAGTCATCGGACATCAGCCTCACGAGGGTCGCGATGGCTGCATCGGCTTCGGGGCCGACAGGACGGACGCCACCGTTCCACGGGAAGGTGTCGTAGCGCCAGTCCGACTGCATCGAACGGACGAGCGGGGCGCAGGCTTCGGCTTCGATGGCGGGCATCCGTTCCTTGACGACATGCAGCGCGTACCGGGCACCGGACAGCGGGATTTCCGCCAGTTCCGCGTAGAGCGCCTCGGTCGCGGGGGTCTTGTCAGTCCGACCGGGGCCGGGGCATCCCGGCACACGACACGGCACTCCGGGGTGGAGGTCGTGCGCCTCGGTCGCGGGGGTCTTGTCAGTCATCGCTCGGTCTTCAAGGATCCCGCGGAGCTGGGCTTCAGCTGTCGACATGTTGTGGTCAGACATTCAAGTCTCCCTTTGGCGCCACAGGAGCGTCGGAACACCGATGATGACGATGACGTCGAGCCCCACCAGCAACCAGTCGATCGGCTGGTAGAACGCGTAGTACCAGATCACCATCCGGACGATGTTCAGCCCGGCCATGAAGGCGAAGGCGACGAGGAGCCACTTCACTCGTCCGCCCCCAGAGGCGGCCCGGATCGGTGGTAGTCGGTGGCGTGGATGTGCTCTTCGAGTCGGCGGAGCCGGGCCTCGATGTCGGGCTCGCGCCGGTCCTCGTATGCGAGCGGGTACTCGTGTCCACCCACGACGACGACGGACGGCCTCTCAGTCTCCGTCGCCCACCACTCGTCCCAGAACTTGCGGATCTCCTCCATGCGCGAGGCGGTCATGTCTGGGCCTGCGTCGAAGATGTACTTGTCGTCGGTCAGCCGGATGAGCTTCACAGACCTGCCTCCTCTTGGCCCGGCACCGGTTTGATCGGCTTCAGGAACTCGACCTCGGCTTCGTCGGCAGCCTCGTCCAGACGCTCCTGTCGATCCTTGGCCCACTCGATGTCGGCGCCGCCGTCTTCGAGCAATCCGGCCAGCTTGTCGAGGAAGGCGTCATCGATCACGTCGGGCACATCCTCGACGGTGATGACGTGGTACTCGGCGTCGGCGGGGTCGCCCGTGTTGCGATCGATCCGCTCGGCGTTCAGCTTCTTGACCGCGGCGGCCAACTTATCCGGATCACTGAAGAACGCGACGTAGACGTCGTAGTCGCCGTTGTCGTGGGTGAGGACCCCGATCTTCACCGCTTGGCCTTTCGGGCGCTCGGCTTGGGTACCGCCCGGACGGGATCCACCTTGACCGCGACGGCGGCTTCCTCCGGGGACGTGATGATCCGCGGCGGCCCGGGCGCCCTCTCCTCGCGGACGTACTGGCCATCCCGGATCGCGGTCGTCCCGCCGGGAACGGGTGGCTGGTCTTCGAGGATCGCCGTCCGGGGATGCCGGTCGAACTCGTCATCGCTGGCAACGGGGAACTCGGTCTCGTCCACGAGGTCGAGGATGTTCCCGCGCAGCTCGGGCTTGCCGTCGACCACCTCGTACGCGAGAGGGCTTTCAGCCCGGATCGGTGATGGCTGCTCAGCGCTCACTTCGAGAGTGAACTGGTGGATCGGGTCGAGGGCGATCCTCAACGCGTCCTCCACCAACCTGCTCGCCGTGACCCCGTCCCGGAACGCCTTCGCCCGAGTCCTCGCCCAGACCTCCGGGTCGATGTTGATCTGCTGGCTCATGTTCCTCCCTCGCTACTCAGCGGTCACACCCATGCCAGCCATGGTACCCCTGCTCCCCGTGCCTGTCCATGTACCCATGCCGCCGCTGGTCCTCTGGGCACCCGTGGCACCCCTGCTGCCCGTGGCACCCGTGGTTGCTCAGCGGTCAGGTTGCCGCCTGACTGCGACGCTCTCCCGCCGTGCGGGGCTGATCACGATGTGACGCTCGAAGCGCTATAGCCAAGCGACAGTTGGGTCCCATCCCCCCGGGGCCTAGAGTGTTACCTGTAGGGACGCCCTACGCTCCGCACACGCGGCGCGCGCGTCCCGTATTGCACGGAGGGCCTAACCATGGCTCGCATCACAGTG